ATCGATGTTCCCAAGGAGTACAGCTGACAACAGGAACGAACCGATACGCATATCAAATGAACTAAAATCAAATGCTGCCATATTCTCACCAATGGCAGGCTTCATAAAGTTCCACAATTGTTCCCAATCAGATGAGTATGGGTTAACCCCAACAGCACTCTCACTGGAGTTACGATCCTGCAAAATTGTCTCAAATACAGGCCCAAAGTACTTCTTAAACAATACCGTCATGACACAATTCACACTGACAATCTTCCTGGCGATTTTTCCTTTAGGCCTTGGTTCCATCTTGTTTGTTACAGTAGCGGCATGCTCAGGGATAATCAATTTTCGCAAGTTACCATCACCTCGCTTTATATCGTTGATGAGTAGATCATTAAACCACCATTTACCTCCATCGTCTTGATTCATGTAATCTTTCTTCTTACCGCCATAAGGGAAACCCATTGCAGTAGATGTATCGATCCCATGAATATAAAGTGAGTTTGGCACTCCGTTTGCACATTCGTCCCACGTTAGCGGCCTGATCTGCCCGTCACAATCCTTGAACTTTTCAATATATGGCTTAAAATAATCACGACGTGCAGCCTGTACAATCTCAGTTGGCGGACTCTTTGTGTCTTCCAAAACAGTTTTGATATATTTCATAGAAGCATCATAACTTTTAATGTCTGGATTGGCTCCAGGTGTAGGGGTCGTCCACTTACATGGGTATCCTGCAGCTTCCAACGTCTCGGATAGAGGTGTTCTGATGATCTTATCACGCTCTGGGCAAAAAGACCCAACGCGCCCGAAATAGTCAAAATGCAAACAATTTCCTTCAGGAAGATGTGCTAAATTTGACTTGTTAGTGATTGTCTGGTCACCTTTTACAAACTGAGTGAAACTGGGTAGCGTCAAATCAGGCATGTACAAGTTATTAAACTTCATACATGCATGCTCAACCATTCTCTTAGTAATACACTGGGAAAAACCAAGACTAGTATTCTCATTTATCTTCCCCATGAATATGCTGTGGATGGTCGCTTTCTTGTCGCCTATAATTACACTAGAACCACAATCACCGTAGTTAGTATCACCAACAAACTGTAATCCAGGGACGCCTGGATACTCATCGCCAGTGAATCTATTCAAAGCTTTTGGCTTGACATTGACATGCTCGATCTTAGATATTGGAACAACCTTAGATACACCGGCTGATGTTCGCGTGATTATACTACCAACCTGCGAGTGAGGTAGGGTCGTTGTGCTGAAACGGTTAACAATATCAGAAAATTGAACCCGTTCTTTCAACCGCAAGAGCACAATCTCGGTTGTCCCAACGTTTGTTTCATTCACACTAGGTTCATAATCAATGTGGATAGCAGCGTTCTTTACCTCAACTCCATCAACAACAGACGGCGATCGAATGAGTCGGATCGTTGTAGGTTTCGTTGGCAAAAAGTGTTGGCAGACAAGTAATCTAGATGTCTGAAC